GAGCCACAGTCAAGGAGAACAGTCCATCGAAGGGCAGCTCTCCAACGCAAGGGACTACGCCGCCGCACACGGCTACACCATCGTGCATGAATACGTTGACAGGGCAAAGAGCGGTCGGACGGATAACCGCGCCCAGTTCCAGCAAATGCTGAAGGACACGGCCAAGCGGCAATTCAGTGTTATCATTCTCTGGAAGGTTGACCGCTTCGGACGTAACCGTGAGGAGATCGCCATAAACAAGATGAAGTGCCGCAAGAACGGCGTGCGCGTCGAGTATGTGGCCGAAACCATCCCGGACAGTCCGGAAGGTGTGATCCTCGAAAGCGTGCTGGAAGGCTTTGCGGAGTATTACAGCCTACAGCTTTCGCAGAACATCCGCCGTGGCCGTGCTGAGAGCGCCGAGAAGTGCCAGTCGCTGGGCGGAAACCGCCCGCTGGGGTACAAGACCGGACCGGACAAAAAGTTCGTCATAGATGAAAATACCGCGCCCACAGTGAAGATGATCTTCACCATGTACGCGGATGGCAAGACAGTTACGGAAATCGTTGATAAGCTGAATGAAATGGGCCTGCGGACGCTGCGCGGTGGATCCTTCACCAAGAACAGCTTGCATTCGATTCTGAAGAATAAGAAATACATCGGCATTTATGAGTATCAAGGCCGCGAGATCAAGGACGGCGTACCCCGGATTATCGAGGACGACATGTTTAACAAAGTACAGGAGATGCTGAAGATCAACAAACGAGCACCGGCGAAAACATGGTCGCGTGCCGACTACATCCTCACGGACAAGCTGTTCTGCGGCAAGTGCGGCGCTCTGATGTTCGGAGAGAGCGGCACCAGTAAAACCGGAGCAAAGCATAATTACTATATCTGCTCCAACAAGAAGCGCTTCCACTCCTGTGACAAGAAGGCCGTGCGGCAGGCCGACATTGAGGACGCCGTGCTCAACGCTACCCACGAGCTGCTGCAAGACGACGAGCTGCTGGACTACATCGTTGACCGCACATGGGAGTATTACCTTGCACAGGACAACAGTCAAGAGGAGCTGCATAATCTTCAGCGGCAGCTTGCACAGACTGACACCGCCATATCAAACCTCATTCGGGCCATTGAGGCCGGAATACTGACTGAGGAAACCAAGAAACGCATGGACGAGCTGACGCAGCAGAAAGCCGACCTGAAGGCGTCCATTGCCGACAGGGAAATTGCCCGCGGTTTCCACCTGCAAAAATCCCATATCGCATTTTATCTCCGCAGCCTGCGTGATGCTGACTGGTCGGACAAAGAGGCACAAAAGCGCCTGATCCAGACCTTCGTGAACGCGGTATTCGTTTACGACGACCACATAACGTTGACGTACAACTTCAGCGGAGATAAAAGCACCATCACACTGCGTGATATGCAGCGTTTTGAAGACGGGGAGGAGTTCGGATGCCGTGCGTCTCGCTCCACCATATGAAAAATCCGAACTTATTCCCCATCGGGAATGCGTTCGGATTTTTCATTTTTATCAAGGATATTTCCTACTGATGTTTATCCCCGGAGGATTTTTTATCCTCCGGGTTTTTCTTTTATTTGCACATTCGATTCCTGACCGCTTTCCTGCTACAATGATTGCAGAAAATCATTAGGAGGACGGAACAATGAAAAAAATCATCACAGACGAAAGGACAGGCTTGCACTATGAGCTTGTCGGGGACTACTACCTTATCGCCGGGGAGGACGAGCCGGAGGAAAATCAGCCAATCGGGGTATGGGGACAACGGCATTTACGCCATTTGAAACGCCATCACAAGGTAATCTATGCAAATTTGCTGACAAGCGGCAAGCTACCCGAATATCTTGCGGATATTGACCGACAGGCAG